AAGCGCTACGAATTGCGACAAGCAGAAGGTGAGGCCGAGAGCTATTGGGATGCCTTGTATGACAATCAACTGCCAGAAACGGAGGAGGAAGACGAATGGTGACATCGCTACAATCCTACCAGAGCCAGGCAAAGACGCTTGCCCAGGCGCCTGTACCGCAAGCTGACGTAGAGCGTAAGGAGCAGATGGGCAAGGCGTGGGATGCCTACGTGGGCAAGTTTGCCGATCCGCTCAAGACCGAGAAAGGCGAGATCAACAAGAACGTCAAGCCCAACAAGTGCGCTCCCATCGTCAAAAAGGGCGTCTCATTCCTCTTCAATGAAACGCTCAAGATCGAGACACAAGAGCAGGATTTCACCGATGGCGTGTGGGGCGACGATGACGACAAGATGACGATGCTTGCCAAGATTGGCACCAATGGAGGCGTCTTCGGGCAGGTGTTCCTCAAGCTCATCCCCGCGCAAGGTGATATGGACTCGCCGCGCATTGTCAACCTGGATCCACGTATCGTGCGCATTGTGAGCGACCCTGAAGATTGCGACCTGCACCTGGCTTATGTGATTGAATATCCAAAGACGAGCGACATGGAGAAACGGCAGATCATTGCGCGTGTGGATCCCAATAGCGACCTCTCTATCACAGGCGACTACGACCTTGAGGATACCTGGACCATCACGAACTATACGAAGAAAGGCACAGCTTCCTATTGGTCACAAGTTGGCGAGGTGGAGGACTGGCCCTATCCCTTTGCTCCCATCTTCACGTGGCAGAACCTGCCTTGCCCGAATGAGGCCTGGGGTGAGGCAGACTTGACCGACGACATCATCCACATGAACAAGGTGCTCAACTTCACGATGAGTAATATTAGCGCAATTCTCTACTGGCATGCGCACCCGAAAACGTGGGGCAAAGGCTTCAAGGCGTCACAGATGAGCATGGCCGTGAATGAAACACTCGTGATTGAAGCGCCTGACGGTACGCTGCAGAACCTGGAGATGCATACTGATCTTGCCAGCAGTCGCAACTTTGCAGAAGATGTCATGGCGCGTATGAACGAGCAATCACGCATACCTGGCATTGCGCTTGGCACGAACGAGCCAAAGGGCAATATCAGCGGCATCGCCTTGAAGCAATACTACCAGCCAATCTTAGAAAAGACGACGCTCAAGCAGCGCACCTATGGCAAGGGCATTCGTGAAGTGACGCGGGCGGCGCTCGTGGTCGGTGGTAAGCTGGCCGCGACCGCCTACGAGGATTATGAGGTCAAGCTGCACTGGCAGCCGATCTTGCCAACCGATGACCTTGCAGCGGCGCAAGAGGCGCTAATCTTAAAGCAGATCGGGGTAAGCGATGACACGATCATGAGTGGGCTGGGCCTCGATCCTGACGACGAAGCGAAGAAGAGCGCAGTGGAGGATCAAAAAAAGATGGTAGCGTATAGCCGAGGGCAAGGCATGCCGCCGATGCAACCTGCGCCACTAGGGCAAGGGCCAGGCCAGCCACAGCAGCAGCAGGGAGGGCAGCAGCAGCAATGAGTCAGGGATACCGCAAACTGAGGGTGCTTCTCAATACAAAGCATCCGCGCCGCAGTCGTATTGTCGATGTGGAGTCAGGTGAGGATATCCTTGTAAACGATATCCAGATTGATATGGGGTATAGCACTAAGTTTGAGATGGTTGTACGCTTCACCATAACAGCTCCTGGCATTGAGCTTATGATTGATGAGCCGTTAGAAGTACCGGAGCAACCACAATGAGCCTTAGCCGCTTGCAGCAAACCATCGCGCACTATCGCGCACAACTCAAAGCACGCGAGGCGACGGCCTCGCAGGCGCTTGAAGCGGCCTATGCCAACACGCTGCAAGTGATTCAGGGTCGGCTCAACTTGCTCTACCAGGCTATCGACATTCAGATGCAATCAGGTGGGAATGTGCCTATCGAATGGCTCTATGAGCAGCACAGAATGGAGACGCTAGAAATCTTCATCCAGGGCCAAGTCGATCAATTTGGCGCATTGGCTCAAATGCAGGTAGGGCAATTGCAGCATATGGCCGTGCAACTTGGACAGCAAGCCGGACAATGGCTATTACAGGCAACCGTTCCAGCAGGTGTCAATTTCTCGTTTGGCTTTCCATCGCCGGCCGCCATCGCTAACCTTGTGGGAGCCACACAAGCCGGGTCACCACTCGCTGACTTGTTCTCAGGCTTCGGTGCTGAGGCGGCGCAAGGCGTCAAGGATGCGCTGATCACCGGTGTCACACTTGGCTACAATCCGCGTGACATTGCGCCACAAGTGCAGCAGGCGCTCGGCATCTCGCGCAATCGAGCGTTGACCATTTCGCGGACGGAGATGATACGCTCCTATCGCGGTGCTAACTTAGAAACGTTCAGAGCCAACGATGATGTGGTAGATGGCTGGATCTGGAATTGCGCCTTAGACCGTACAAGCTGCGCTGCCTGTGTGGCGATGCATGGGACGGAACATAGCCTTGACGAAACACTGGACGAGCATCCTAACGGACGTTGCAGCATGATCCCGAAAACAAAGAGTTGGTCCGACATCCTGGGTCCGTTAGGCATCGATACGTCAGATATACCAGACACATCGCCAGATATCCAGAGCGGTAGTGAGTGGTTCGACGGGCAGAGCGAGGCCACGCAACGGGCAATACTTGGACCAAAGTATGATGCGTGGAGCAATGGGGATTTCACGCTGGATGACGTCGTAGGGCATGCAAGCGACCCCATTTGGGGCGATAGTATCTACGAGAAACCGTTAAAGGAGTTAGTGCAATGATTGATAGTCCTGAACAAGAGAGGTCAGGTATTGGACAGATATCCGATGGAGTATGCCCAATATGCATGAAGAAAGAAACTGAGCTAATGATGTATGAGATAGCTTACCCTGGTCACTTTAGACGTCTCAAGATGTGCCTTGATTGTAAGGATATGCTGTGTTTTGCACTTGGCAAAACACTTGAGTCAATTAGAATCTACTAATACGGAGTTAGTGAAGTAATGCCAGAAGAAGACAATGGCGCTGCGCCACAAGAGCCGCCACACCAGGGTCAGGCAATGCAATTAGGTATACAGATCGTGCCACAGGGCGCTGTGCTCTCGTTTCCGGTCAATCTCGCTATGGACAATGAGACAACAATGCAATTCGTGAGGGCATTCTTAGCAGCGCATCCTGAACTCGTGCAGGAGATCGTAAAGGAAGCGATTGCGCAGAAACAGCAGGAGTTGGCGATCATCCAGATGGTGAAACGCAGTAGGAACGATTGAAATGGAATCGAACAAGGCATTTCAGGTTGGAGAGCCAGCCAATTTTACAGAGCATGCCGATAAAGAAATAGACCTTGCTGAAGTGCTGGCAGATATAGCACGCAGGCTTGACGTGCTTGAACAGCATTTCAGTGAGCAAGGGCTGAATGATCTTGCACATGCTATCGAGCTGCGGATTGTATCACGGCTGAGGTATGGAGGCAATCCACAGATAGAAAGGCCAAAGTGATGATACTCATAATTATTGTAACCGCACTACTTAGCTTTGCCGCGGGCGCTGTTGTAAATCCCAGGATTCAGTGAGGTAATTTCTTTACAATTATCTGAGGTAACGGGTATACTTGAGAAAGGGTGTTCTGCTTCAAACTTATGGAGCGGCATGGGTATACGCTGGCTACCGGCTATGGTGAGATCAAGGCGTATGGACATCCGCTGAAGCAATGGAAACCGTGGAAGCAGTAAGCTAGTTTTTCCGCAGGGCGGAACATGTTTTCCGCTCAGCGGAACGAATAGGGAAACAGAAGAGATCTTTGGTAAACCCATTTATCTCAACACCTATTACATCTCGTTTCACTGGGCAGAAAACACGTTCCATCCAACGGAATGTTTCTTGACCGTACATATTGACATTCAGACAAAGGAGCCTATGAGTGAGAGAGCTTAAATTTCGGGCATGGCAAACAGTCACGAAGGTCATGTTTTCTAATATCGAGCGTGGCATGGGTGAACCTCATGGCAACCCGCCCTTTGCTGACTACCTGGAAAATAAACACATGATTGTCATGCAATACACCGGCCTGCATGACAAGCACGGCAGGGAAGTGTATGAGGGCGATATTGTCAAGGCTGACACTCTGCCTCAGCTAGTGGAATGGGATGAACGTATCTTAGGTTGGCAACCCTATTGCGACTATGATGTCGATTGCTATGGCTATCCAAAGATCGAAGAGCAAGCCACATGGTTAGTCATCGGCAACATCTATGAAAACCCTGAACTACTCACTCATTGACTACTCAAGTAAAGGATGGTATGCTTATGCTCAGACGATACCGGTTGCTTGCACCAGATACAGGCAGCAACCCAACAGCAGGAGCAACCCAGGCGGATGCGAATGCTAGCACCTCAGCCCCTGGCGGGCAAACAACTACTTCTGAACCCCTGGCGGGTGACGAACAAATTTCCCTGGAAGAAGCCAAAAAGCTGCGCTCTGAAGCGGCCTCGTT